ATATTATACAAATTGGACTCGAAGGGCAAAACCAGAGAATGGACTATTTGTTCTGACGCAAATGAATTTTGGAGCGCACAAGGAATTGTGGGCATGAAGATACGCCAGAATAATCCTACTGTCTGCGAAGGCAAAAATATTGGGCGCAGTAACGAAACCACTCCCGAAGAACAAGCGGAATTAGAGGCTCAAGCGAAGTGGGAAAAGAAGCGCAAGGATGGTTACACCCAAGATATTGACCAAGTAAAACAAAAAAAGTTTTATGAACCTATGTTGGCGCAGGATTTTAAGAAGCGAGAAAAGGAATTAGTTTATCCCCTATATTCTCAACCCAAACTAGATGGGGTAAGGTGCATCATCCGAAAAGAGGGGGATAAGATTATCGCTCGCACTCGCAAGGGTAGGGTAATTGATTCCATTCCCCATATCAGCGAAGGATTGCAGGGGTTTTTCTTGGCTTATCCAGATTCCATTTTAGATGGAGAACTTTATAACCATGAATATAGAAATAATTTTAATGCTATAATTTCTTTAGTGAGAAAGCAAAAGCCTGTTCGCACTAAAACGGATAGCGATGAATCTTTCGATAAAAAAGAAAAGGCGTGGAAGAAGGCGTTGCTCCAAAGCGCAGGGAAAGTAGAATATTGGGTTTATGATTCCCCTCGTATAGATTTTTTGAGAGAAAACCATTATTTTACAGTTCGTAGGGCGCATTTAGAAGAGCATCTAGGCCATGTCTCTAACAAGAGCATCCAACTCCTAGAAACCTCGGAAGCGTGGAGCAAACAAGCGTTAGATGCTAACTATGAAGATTATCTTGGACGAGAGTTTGAGGGACAAATAATTAGACAGGACGAGAGTTACGAATCCAAGAGAAGTAAATACTTATTAAAACGCAAAGAGTTCCAAGATGCTGAATACAAGGTGCTTGACATAGAAGAAGGAAATGGTAATCGCCAAGGAACCGCAAAGCATCTAGCGTGTTTCTGCGAGAAAACGCAAAAGACATTTAATTCTAATATAAAAGGAACTTTTGAATACTTAAAAGAAATCTTGGAAAATAAGGAGGATTACATTGGCAAATATGCTACAATTAAATTCTTTCAATTAACTCCAGACGGAATCCCAAGATTTCCTTATGCGATAGCTTTTCGAGATTACGAATGAAATTAAATAAAAGCTATGACCGCCTTACGCAAGCCTTGTCGATTGCAATGCAAGAGGCTGACGATTATGGCGAGGAAGGCATCAAGGAGATGCTGGCACTCATTATGGAATTTTATCTCAATGACGAAGAAAGAAAGTTCCATAAATTTTTCTGTGAAATTATAGACCGCTACAAGCGGAGAAAACATTTTTAAATTTTTTAGTTGACATTTGCCCAAAAATGCTTTTGAATGGTTGCATGATGAAAATTGCAAAGATAATAGATTCGTTATTCGTTGACCCGAAACTGGAAGCCCAACTTATTCTTCCCTTTGAGGAGTTTCGACCTGTTCGCAAAAAGAAGGAACTAACACTTGATTCTTTTATTGATGGCTTGACCTATGGAAAAGTCAAAGAGGGAACCGAATATTGGGAAGGTATTAAAGTAAAAAATGATGTAGATTATTTTAAGCGTTGGATTTTTGCTTTTTGTAGCATCCATACGACTTGGGAAAACAACGTCAGAGGTTACAATGCTTTAACTCAAGATTTGTCTTGGACTATTTCCAAGAAGCGTCTTATGGAGATAATTAAAAATAGCTCATTAGGCTTGACAAGTATGCGCTATAAGGCACTTTGGGACTTTACTCGTAAGTTTCGGGCTAATCCCAAACAGTTTTATAAGAAAAACAATGAAACTTGGCAGGAATGTCGCAACAGGCTCTCTAAAGAAACTTATGGAATTGGCTTGGCAAAGACTTCCTTTGTTCTTAATTTAAGTTTCCCTGTTGAAGCGTCTGTATGTTGCTTGGATGTTCACTTGCTCCGCTTCCTTGGTTGGGATGTAAAGAAGAAAGGGACTCCATCGCTGGTTCGTTATGAAGAACTTGAGCAAAAATGGCTTGACAAGTGCGAGGAACATGGGCTGGGCTATGGAGTAGTGAGAGAATTATATTGGAACAAGATTCAAGGTAAGCGCAACAGTCGCTACTGGTCATATTGCTTGGAGAAATAAAATGTTTACAAAATCTGCAAATTGGTTTAGACAGGAACTCTGGAAGCATCGTAATTTCCAGCAAGGTGATACCCTTGCAGGTTTAGACGAATCAGATTTGGAGTGGCTTACGAAACAAATACTCGAAAAAAATAATTCAGTTAACTTAATTATCTTGAGAGACAAGGACGATTGTCACATAACTGTAAAGATAAAAGAATTAAACTAATATGAATATAGAGGAAGCACTTAAAGTATTAGACAAAGAAGTGAAGCGGTACTGGGCGTTTCCTGCGAGTAAAGATAGTTCCGCAAAAATAATAATGGCAGTAGAAACAGTTAATTCTTGGGTTCAAGCTGTTAAGGATAAGATGAACGCTCCAATGGAGGATGAATATTAATGGAAATAGCAGAAGCCGTTACAAAAGTTTTAGAGTCTTGCGATGCCTATGCAAGTTATTTAGATGACGCATTAAAGCATACTCCTTATTCTAAAGCTGGAACAAAGATAGATGAAATAAGGGAAGCGACAAATATGGTTGAGTCTTATTTTGTTAATGAAACAAAAGTATTTGATTACTCGACTACGGAAGGCTGTATCCAACAAACCCAAGGACACAACAAAGAAGAATGAAGGATATTATAAAAAAAGTTTTAGAAGCAAACCAAGATATTAATATGGCAAGCGAATATGCCAGAGAATATTTAGCAGAAGAAATAGAGAAAGAAGTTCAGTCTACTGTTAATAGAATCTTTATGGAAGAATATGAATTAATTAGGATTTGGGCATCCAATCGTGAAACACGATATGCACAATTTCTCAATAACAAGCAACCTTTCCCTTTTTAAAATGAATAAAGCTAAAATTATAGATGACTTTGCCGATAGGCATGAAGATGAAGAAATCCTGCGAGCAGATGGATTAGACGAGGCTTGTATTGGCTGGACAGATTCATGGAATGGACAGAGCCGAAATATGCGGTTGGTTTATGATGCAGGAGAAGTTATAAAAATTTTTCAAGAAAGAGATGGAATGTCTTATGAGGATGCCGTAGAGTTTTATGATTATAATGTCGCAGGAGCATACGCTGGAGAAAGCACCCCTATTTTTATCAATAGTATTGACGATACATTAGAGTATGTTATGTAGCAAAAGTGTAATATAATGTATGGAAGCCTCCAAACACTACGAGTCAATAAAGTTTTATATTAAACGCTTACAAGACATCAAGCGAAATTTATTAAAATATAAAACCGAATACTTTCCCGAAAGAGTAAGGAGTCTACTTATATCCTACAAATTTACCATTGGCAAAATTATTAAACATAGCGACACTTATTTAAGAATAGAAAAAGATAATTGGGAAAAGCTAGAAGAAGTCGCACGAATATCAAAAAAATATAAAGAGTTCTTAACTACATTATAAATAATGAATAATTACAATCAGCCAAATCTCCCACATCCTGTTAAGTGGTTAGTTAATACTATAACAAAAGGTATGCAGGTAGACCATTTACCTAAATGCAAGGCAGAGGATTATCCTGACGATACATTTGTAATTAGGTTATCGCAGATCAAAGCGAAGCGTAAGACAGCGCAAGTAATTTACAATGGGCATACCCAAACCCATTATCATCCACCAACCCAATGGAATCCAAGTGGTCACTCTTATTCTTATCGCCCAAAGTCAGTAACGAATATTACTTATAGCAATGACCGCAAGGATTATGTTTTTTCTTGGGGAAGTGGTGGAGAAATGGATGATAGCGAATTTTATTCTTTTTTTCAGTTGGCTAACTCGGTGAAAGATTTCTTAAAAAAGATTTGACATTCCCTAAAAATCTGTCAGACTTATTACATGATCAACAAAGAATTTCTTAAAAAAGGCATTGGGGCGCAGGTTCGTATTTGTTGACTGTGGTTACTTTTCATCGCCTTCCAGTAATCCCATAAAAGCTGGAAACTTTATTTTAAATACAATGAGTAAGAAAAAAACTATGCGATATAGGATAAGGGAAAATCAGCCTGACCTATACAACAAAACTTATTCTGTTGATGAAGAAATAATCGAAGGTGGAACTAATGGCTACGATGGACACATTAACGATATAAAAAGAATCAAGATAAAGAAGGACGACCTAACTAATCTTATAATTTTTGCCGTGGAGCAAGGTATTTTAACTGAACAGAAAAAACAGAAAAGACAACAATACAATAAATTGAAGTTAGCTCCACAACATTTTCCGAAAAATAAACGGCTAGAGGCAGAACTATTTAGTCCAGCAGATGCTTATGAGGCAACCTTGTCAGAGCCAGCGAAAGCACGGCTCAAGGCAACAGGATCGGCAAAGCAAATAGCTTCACCGAGCATTGCCGACACACCTTTTTGAAAAAAATTAAAAAAGTCCTTGACTTTCCCTCCAGACCTGTCAGACTTGAGGAAGATTAAGATTAAAAACTGAAATTAAAAAAACATGATTGCTACACAAAAGACACACACATTAGTTCGCTCACATGACTTTGAGGAATCCGAATTTGGTATTGACCAAGAGGACATTTCCTTTGTCATTGATTTGCTACGAAATCAAATTTATTCCAATAAGCCTTTGGCAGTTATTCGGGAATATACCACAAATGCCATAGACGCTCATGCGGAAGTTGGCAAGCCCGATTTGCCAGTTAAGGTAACTTTACCTACAAAGTTTGAGCCAACCTTTAAGGTTAGGGATTATGGAACTGGATTAACGGATGAAGAAATTCGTAATCTTTATACTCGTTATTGTAAGTCCACCAAACGTAATTCTAACGCATTTACTGGACAATTAGGCATTGGATGTAAGGCAGGATTTGCCTATGGAGACAATTTTGGCGTTATCTCATACAATAATGGGACAAAAAATTCTTACAACGCCCAAATTGATGAATCATCTAAAGGCAAAATTATTCTTATGGATTCATCTCCCACAACCGAAAAGGATGGCATGGAAATTGTCATATCGGTAGCAGATAATGACGTAGATACGTTTAGGGAAGAATCGCTTAAATTATTTCGTTATTTTAAACTCACTCCCGACATTAAAAATCTAGGCGAGGATAAAATAGAAGAAAAATCTGTTGCATTAAGTGGTGAGTGCTGGAAACTTTACGAAGAAGAAGGCAATGGTAGTAGTTATAGCTATTATCATCGTCAGCGTAATTATGGAAGTCGTAATCAGACGATTGCCATTATGGGCAATATCGGCTACCCTATTGACCATAACTCTATTCAGAATCTTGACGGCAAGTATCAAGACATTCTTTGTCTGGACAACTTGTGGGTCGAATTTGATATTGGAGAGTTAAATATTTCTCCTAGTCGTGAAGGCTTGGAATATACCAAGCGCACTCAACAGGCAATTAAAGACAAAATTGAAGTTATTAAAACCGACTTGGAGAAAATTGCACAAGAAAAGTTGGGCGATGCATCTGACTATTATGAAGCGAAGTGCAACTATGCGTCTATTGTTAATAGCTTGCCATACTCTATTCAAGAGGTCTTGAAGGGTAGTTTTAAGTGGAAGGGAATTAATATTGATAGCCCAGTTATCAATAAGCCAAGGACTGATTGGCAAACTCCAGAAATAACAATTCGTCATTACTGGAAGGAAGATGATTCCGCAAATACAGATGGGTTTAAAGTCAAAAGTAAACTTGTAGACAGGTTCACTTGCCACAAAGATAATTTGCTTGCGATTAACGATTGTCCTTCAAATCATGGCTTGGCATTAAAAGCTAGGACTTTATTTAAAGAAAATTCTGATGCAAACAATGTATATATGATTTGGTTCAGAGATTCAGCTTGGAAGAAAAAGTTTTATGATGAGCATGAGTTTAATAAGGTTGACGATAATCGTATAAATTATTTCTCAAAGGTGGATAAGTCTAAAAGTGGATATGTTTCCGCTGGTGGAGCATCTAAACTTGGCGCAGGTTCTCGTCAGCACGTTAAAATGTTTCAACTCAAGGATGATGGTGAAAGTAGAACAGACCAAAATAATTGGGATGACCTTGACAAAGATGACGTTCCAACTGAAGGCATTTATGTTCCTATCTTACGTTATGGCATTGTGGATGCAACAGATAAGAAGGTTATGGATACAATGGATATTGTTAATTTCCTAAAATCATCCGTAGTCAAGGATAAGTTGCAAATAAAAGTTTATGGAGTTAGGCGCAAGGACGTTGAAAAGCTAGACGATTCTAAATGGACACATTTTAAAGTTTGGTTGAAGCAAAATCTTGATAAGGTTATTACGCCCGAACTCTGGCAGAGATACGCCAACGAAAGGTCTATGTCTGCAATCGCTAATTTAAATTACATTAATTGCGAGAAGTTTATAGAGCAATGCAAGAAGCACTTGGATGATTCCCATATTCTAATGAGGGCTATTAAATACTTGCCTCCCATGCAGAATGGAAATTATGTCCACGCTACCTTAAATAAGGTTCAGTATTTGCTTACTTATCTTCTTGGGATTGATAGGGATGCTTATAGCCATGAGTGGTCGAAGAAACAGCAGGAACCCTACAAGCCAGAACTCACCAAGGAGATGATTGAAAAGAATATTGATTCAAATTATCCCATGATGGAAATGATTGAATTTTACGGCTGGAGATTTTCCTCTGACAATGCAGAGAAGGTAGTCAATTACATCAAACAAACTGATGAATTAAACTCAACAAAAGTGTAATTATTATCGGAAAGTTCTTGACAGATCGACAAACATTTAGTAGAATATTATCATACAAAATCAGAAAAGGAAAAAACATTATGCAAAAAGTAGCTTACAATCTCGGAGAGAACGCAATCACATTGTTTTTTGATGGACAGGTTCATACTGTTCGCAATGACAATATTAACTTTCATCAAGTGCGTCAAGCCCTATTGGATGGAGAATATGATAAAGTTGTAAAGTTGGTGGATACCAAAAGTGCAGTTGAGGATTATGCTCACGGCAATGTCGAAATCAAGGATGGAGATGTTTATTACAATCATTCTTCTGGTGAGCAAGAAAAGCTCGCAGGAGTTGTTATTGACAAGCTGTTGTCTCTTATGAGGATGGGCATTAAAGACCCTTCTCCGATTTTCAATTTCATTGAAAGGTTGCTGGACAATCCTTCACATCATTCGGTGGAGCAGTTGTATAACTTTCTTAATTACAAGGAACTCCCTGTTGACCCTGACGGCTATGTTATTGGCTATAAAGGCGTAGCAAATGATTATAAAGATAATTATTCTGGCAAGTTCGATAATAGTGTTGGTCAGGTTCTTGAAATGAAGCGCAGGAGTGTAGATGATGACCCTAATCGGGGTTGTTCCTATGGATTTCACGTTGGTTCGTTCGACTATGCAGATAGTTGGGCTGGAGCAGAAGGCAAACTAATGGTCGTTCGTTTTGACCCCAAGGACGCTGTAAGTGTTCCTAATGATTCTCAATATCAAAAGTTGCGAGTATGCAAGTATGAGGTTATTAACGAGATTACTGAAGGTCGTAAGGAATGGGCAAAGCCTGTCTATGTTGATGAAGATTGTGATTATGATTCCGATTGGGATGAAGAATATGAGGATGAAGGTGAAGATTCATGGGATGATGATTTGTCTGCAAATGAATTAGCGATTCGTAACTATATTGAAAATCGTCATGCAGAAGGAATTAATCCTACGATAAAACAAGTGCAGTCTCGCATGAAGGGCGTGTCGGTTTCAACTAAAGAAATTATTGAAATTGCCGAGAACTTGGACTACTATGTAGAGGAAATTGATGGGGCGAAAACAAGTCGTTCCGAAATCTCTGGATAAAAGTTTTGTTGGGATTCAGACTCTCGTCTCATTAAATTGGGATTCAAATGATTACCCCAAGGAACTGAATAAATACGGCATAAATTAAAATCTTAAAAATGGGAGCGAGAAAATCTCGCCCCATTTTATTCTTTAATCTAAATTAATAAATATATAATGACACTCGCAACAGTAGAAACTCAAGCACCAGCAACAACGCTAGTCAATTCAATCAACAAAGCAAATGAAGCGCAAGTGGATGCTTCTTGGGCGATTCTTAAATACAAAGAAATTGGCATTTACCGAAAGGTCGCTTGCCTCTCACAACTTCTTGATGTTGATTTTAATGTTGTACTGGATGAGCTTCCGCAAGATGAAGATGGCAGGATTTTGGATTACAAGACAAGGCATATCATACATGATGCTCTTATCGAAGTCTCATAATTAAATATAAATTAAATAAAGAGCTTACAATCTATTCTTCCATCAGCATATAATGGAAAATAAAAAAATCCCCATTCGTTATTTGGTTTACAATAGCAAAGGAGCATGGCAAGCATCCTATTCAACACAACTTGGAGCCAAGACAGCTTACAGATATGCAAAGATGTGTGTGATGCAAATGGGCGGTGAAATATTCGCAACCTTTCCCCATGATCCGCATACAGAAATCAGTATCTTCAAACACAAGAATAAAAAGCCTTTGAAGAAATAAATCCTTGACTTTGATAATTATTTACCATATACTTGATAGATAATAAAGGAACAAGCAAAAAGCAACTGACTTGCGTAACTTATATAATAAAGGAAAAAACACTAACAAATTGCAGAGAAATAGAATATCGCAAAATACTTTAGGGTAGTGCGAAATCTCTAATTATCGCAAATAACTATATAATTAATATTATGAAATTGCAAATTGATAACTATCGTATTAGTAAATTGGATGATTTAAATGTTGTTATTGAACAGTATATTAAACTTAATCCTCGTAATCCTTTTGGCAGACATGGCAGTAAAGGAAAAGCGAAACCAACTACAAATAAATTTAAATGGGTTAGGCTTGGTTACTATGCAACATTGGCAGAAGCACTAAATAAATTAGTAAATCATAAACTCCTGTCTGTTGATGGCGAGCAAACTGCACAAGATTTGTTGTCAAGTTTGGCGCAACTCAAAGAAGAAATATTGGAAAAAGTTAGTGAAAAAAGTGGCTGGTAGACCGCCGAAACTTTATCGAATTTTTCATTAAATTAGCCCCATTTTAAACAATTTAGGCGAAATAACAATATAAAATGAGTATTTTGAAGAAATTTGGATTTGCCATTATTTGGTGTATATTTGGTTGCGGATGCGTTTTTAACCGCCCTCAACAAATAGATTTAAATAATAAGCCTCAATATTATGCCAGCTTACATTACGAAGCGCAAATAAATAAAATTTACCAAGAGAAAAATGGTAATTGGAGAGTCGCAAAACAAACTAATATAAATGCAAATAAATATTGGAAAGCCTATCTTGATGCTCGTCATAATAGTGAGCGCACTCACCTCTTGCACAACAACAAATAACAGGCAGGGAAATCACAGAGGCGGTCAAGTCACCCACTTTTCGCAGAAGTCCGAAATAACTAATACAAGAGAACTAGAAATAAGAAAACCAACTTTACAAAAACTAAAAGTGATACAGCCGAAAATAGTTAAAGCGAAAACTACAAATAAAGAAGAAGCAAATACTTCTGAAGTAAAGCGAAATAAAGATAACTTAAACAAAGTCGCCGAATTAATTGAAGAAGAAAAACCATATGATAGGATGAACATGATTATGTTTTGGTTAGCCCTATTAAGCTCCAGCGTTTTGATCTGGTGTTCCGTATGGTTCGTTGGGCGCAGTCTCCTTAAATGAAATGGTCACCAGAACACGATAGATACGTAGTAAAGAAAAATAAGAGCATGAACGACCAGAGAAACCTCTTACAAAAAGAAGATAGACTTTTACTCTGGATAACAATAGCAATGAGTATATTTTATGTTGGACTTGGACTGGTTTATTGGCTATGGTCGAAATAATACATAGTTATAAAATAAATAACTTCCATCGCTCTGGCATACAAATAAAAGAAACAACAAATAATACAATAAGCCTCACCTTAATTTCAAGCAATAAACTTGGAAATAAACTTCAATCAATCAGCTTCACACCAAGCGAGTTGAAAGAAATAAATTGTGCAATAACAAAAATGCAAAAAGCTCTTGACTCACAAGATAGTTCTGGTAACATTGAAGAATGAAAAATAAGAAAAGCAATATTCTCACCTACTTAATTGTATTATTTTTTTTGGTAGGTTGTGCCGACGATAAACTAGAGAAGACCAACGCCAAGTTAGCGGAGGATCTTGAGAACAAGGATAGGGAGCTACAACAGAAAGAGCTTCAGCTTCAAGCGCAGACTACCGAAATACATCGACTAAACGTCCCTCCGCCCGATCTTCTACGCAAGATGGGAGGGCTTCCAGAAGCCTCCAATGCCAAATATGAAATAAGGATAAAGAATGATGCACAAGATGAGCGTCTTGCTGTTACATCTGATCTGGAGTGGGCAAAGAAATATGTCGAACGCTACATGGAATATCATGGCGACCTTGTAGTATATGAATTAAAGTCAGGAAAAGCTTTATACTATTGGAACAAAACAAATAAAAGCGAAATAACTCTTGACAAACAATAAAATTTATAGTATAATATACTTATAATAATTGAGAAAGGTTAATTAGCTGGAGTTCAACATCCCAATCCTTTAAGTAGGATTTCAGATTGCTAGTCCAGTAAATAACCGAAGTTCTTTTGACAGATTTTTAATTTTCACTTTTGCTTGGCGGCGGCCGAGTAAAAAAAGAGGGTGACAGAATAACGGTTTGATACTCGTCGTAATGTGCGCTACCTATCCCCCAGAGGGCAATCGCTTGAGGGATAAGTGTTAGGGGCGGCTCGAAGTAGGTAACTAGACATTAGTTTATCCCGAAAAGTTGGAGGTAATAATGAAGACCTTCCCCTCGCCAATTTTCTTAACCGCTTCAGCAATCGCTGGGGCGGTTTTATAATTTATAACAATGAATGAAGTAATAATATATGTAGTGTTGGTTTGCCTGTATGCTTATTATCTTACGACTAAATAAGATGCTAGGTTGAAATAATCTATGCCAAATAATAGTATATAGAGTGAAAAAATGGAAAGCTACCTTATGGGAAACCCCTCGTTCTTGCGGGTCTCCCATACCCAAGGGAATCAAGGGTCTCAATCAGTTTCCAGTTGATACAGTCTTATTGACTAAAAAATGTTATTCAACTGCGGAAGATATTTTCTTCACGGAACGACATTGGGGAACAAGAGAGAGGGAGCATCTTCATATTGAGATAGAGGAATTGCCTCGTATTGTTGAAACTGGGGCTTGACATTCTCCACAGACCTGTCATAATGATAGGTATGAAATTGATTACGGCTCAAAGATTATGCGTTCGCCTGATGGAGAAATTTGATATTCTCGGACAAGGCGAGGAAAAATGGAAATGGGGCGGCTTTAACAATAAGCGAGCAAATTGCGGTGAATGTTATACTGCCCTAGGTCATCGTAAGATTATGCTTTCCAAGCATTACGTTGTGGCAAATCCCGAAAAAAACGTAAGGAATACAATCCTACATGAGATTGCTCACGCACTAGATACCGAAGAACGAGGCGACTCATGGCACGATGCAAATTGGCGTAAATGGTGCAGGTTCGTTGGTTGTCGTGAAGATCGAATCAATGATGAAGCTATCGTCAAATATAAGTACAACGATGCGTGTTGTGGTTCAGAGTTTGGGCGGCATCGCATAAGTAGCAACCATGCTTACAGTTGCAGTAGTTGTGGCAGATCATTGTTTGTTAAGCGTGTAAAGAAGAACACCGCACACAAATATAAGCTCAAGCTAGAAGATTTAATATCAGTAAGATGAGAACCCCAGACAATATTCACTTACGATCCTGCAAAGAGCAAATCCAAAAAGAAATACAAGAACTTTCAGCATTAAAGCTTGCACCATCAATAATTAAAGACCTTTGTCAAATAGTAGAAAATAACTTCAAGGACTTGGAATGAAAAATCAAATCAAATATAGTGAAATAAGAGATTGGGTAGTTAATTATCTTGAACATTGTAGCAAAGAAGATATTGTTAGATTATATGCGCAGGTGGAGTTAGGGAAGCGGTGGCGCTCCGAGCTGACTTATCTTGATATAGAATGGGATGAATAATATGAGAAAACAAATCAAATATAGTCAAATATATGCTGATGTACTAGAAACCCTTGGAGGCGACCTTGCTTCTAGTTTTTTCTATGTTCCCAAAAAAGTTGTTGTGAGGATGTGGGTAAAATTGCCTAACCCCATGTGGGTAGGGAGGACGGACGATCTGGAAATTATCTATGATATGTGAAAAGTTAATCGCATAGAAAATTTTGCCCCCCCGCCCGCCGCCAGCCCGCTTATAGAGCCAAATGGGGAGATAACTTTATTCATTTTTGGACTTGACTTAATCAAAAAAAATGTCATAATTAAAGGCATGAAAGATAGGGAAATAGATTGGGATCGCAGAGTATACGTTTATCGCAACCTGCATAAAAACTGCTGGTCTGTGCGACAGAACGGCCTGATTGTTCAACATACTAAAGAAGTTTCGTTGAAAGACGTTCGTTTCTTAGTGGGTCAAACTGGACGCAAGAAAGTTTTAAAAGAAAAGCGTAAGAATGTTCATGCTGGCATTTCAGGTTACCTTATGGGGTTTCGTGAGTCACACAAAGATATTAATGTTCCGAGATCACCAGCGGCAGCATTTTTCCCTAACTCGGCACAGGTTGTTTACAATCCCTACAAGTACAAGACTTTTGTACGCATCCCAGAATACTCGTGGTCGCTCGTAAAAACGCAAGATCTAACGCCTGTAAAAAAGGCATCTTTCGCCTCTTTAAGCATTGACAATGGCGTGTTTGCCTATATGATAGAAGAATGAAAATGTTAAAAGATTATACCGTTGTAAATGATGCGTCCCTGATCACGGACACCTTCTTGCAGGGTTACGTTATCAGCAGTTACCAGAACTTGGTAGACCTCTTTGGCGAACCCACCGTACAGTTCGATCCTTATAAAACCAGAGCCAACTGGGTGGTGCAGTTTGAAGATGGCGTGGTGGCAACCGTTTATGATTACAAGGTACACGGCAAGCCTATTGAGGAGGTTACCGAATGGAACGTGGGAGGAAAGTCCCATGTCGGTCACGATAGAATGATGGAACTCGTATATGGAGAAGTTTTCGATGACTCTGGTTTGTAATCCCCAGCTACAAGAACACCTCGACCATGAGTTTGGGGCGCAGTACGATGATGTGCGTGAACGCTACGCAAACGAGATTCAAGACATGAGAGATTACGAAGAATCCGAGCGAGAGTATTACGAGTATATGCAAAAAGTATATGAGGCAGGTTTCGGTGATGACGACCAAGCATACGAAAATTCATGGAAAAGAACTGAAGCATACTTTAACGAACGTAACCTTAACTAACCAAAAAATGGACTACGATTACCTACAACTGCACCAAGACGACTACGGCTTCAACGTCAAGGCTTACAAAGCCGATGGTTATCCTTCATATTCCGTATGCGCTGGGATGACAAAGATTTCCTTTTTGGATTCTTTCAATTCCGAAGCCGAAGCGATTGAAGCGTACCCTGACCTCGTTGGTAGTGATGGCGAAGTAAGTTATGGTTCTGCTTTCCTAGATGCCGACCTCAAGGACGTTTCCCACATTCCAGACACACCTGACCTATATATATAATGAAATTAGAAAAAACACACATGAAAACCTTGGCAGACTTGCGAGAGCAAATCCAAGAGGACATACTAACCTATATTGAATCAATACGAGTTACACAGTCGTGGAAAACTATGGGCTTTCGGTACAAATCAGAGCTTTGTCAACTCGTAGGAGAAAGATTCAACCAATACACTAATGAATTACGATAGTTGCGAACATGAATACATGGAACTGAAGTCTCAATTCCATCAAGAAAGAATGCTTGAGCCGACAGAACCTCACGACAAAGGTTATCTTTTAGTAGACGACAATCAAGTGCAAGAGGCTATTGGTTTTCGTTCTATTGATGGGGCAGTCGAATACGCCTCGTCCCTTGAACATGACCACTATACAATCTATCAACTCAAAAAAGTATTATGATGACATCTCAATCAACTTTGGCCGTAAAGGGTTATATTATCGAGGAGGGCTTCCATCGTGAAAAGTGGCACCCTAAACAGCAGGCTTGCTGTGGCAACGGCAGGGCAACCCATTATTATGACATTACCTACAAGGTGGATTATCGCATAACAAAATTCATCCGATTCGATAGGCTAGAACATAGGGAACAGTTTATTGAGTTACTGCACGAAGCAGGTTACAGATACGATGAGCTGTATGACAATCAACCCATCCCACCTCCACCAGGAGGAACAGTACGACCATGAAATACAGTGAACTATACTTTGAGAAACACAATGACGATGAGATGAGTGCTTTTGCCCAACTCCTAGCTTACTTTCAGGCTTACTCAGTGAAGTTTGTCGTTGAGGATAGCCATACTTGTATTAAGCTCATGGTTCAGTGCACTGGGTGAAGTGAGTGATAGAGCGGGCTGGCGGCTGGCCGCCCCGCCCGCGCCGTGCCAATCCGCATGGATAGTGACTTTATTAGACCGCCTTATTGAACCCATAGCTGAAAAAGTTTTTTTGTTTTTTGTGCGATTGCCCTTGACTTAATCGTAAAAGATGTCATACTTAAAGGTATGATAATTAAGGTAAGAAAGACAGGAATCTTTAGTAAAGCTCGCCCCTTCAAGCGTGTGAACAAAGTTCTCCCTCGCAAGCAAAAGCACAAGAAAAGGGTTGACATTTCCTAAAAAATCTATTTAATTAAAGGTAACAATTAAGCTAAAAAAACTATGAAACAACTCAACCTATCAATCTGCGGTTCAGACCGCACCAAAGCAACCATTGAAGATGTCCTCGCAGTCGAGACTCCTCAAAAGACCGACACGTGGACTCCTATCGGTCATGGTTTCCTCATCGACCAGACTCGCAAGCATCTTGACGAGAATGGTTTCGATGTTGTGGACGAAAATCACAACCTCGCTCGTTTTGGGCAACGCTATTTTGGTCTTATGCAAGTCCAAGATCGCAACGCTCCCGAAAATGCAGACAGGGCAACTGTCGTTGGTCTGCGGAATGGTCACGATAAGTGCTTTCCTGCTGGCATTATGGCTGGCGATGCTCCTTTCGTTTGCTCCAATCTCATTTTCAGCAATGAGATCGTTATTGCTCGGAGGCATACCAAGAACATCGACAACATCAATGTAGCTGGCAACATCTTTATGAAGATTGCTAATGCCATTGGCAGGTTGCGTGAATCTTGGGTTGGTCAGGAAAAGCGTATTGACTCCTACAAGGAGTACGATCTTGGTTCCAACAAGGAGGCTAATGACCTCATCATCCGTGCGTATCAATCTGGTGCTTGCTCCAAGACCCAAATTGCTGACATTGTTGAGCAATGGAACAAACCCAACCACAACGAGTTTGCTGACCGCAACTTGTACTCTCTGTACAATTCGTTCAGCGAGGTCTGGAAGGGTAACTTGGGATTGCTTCCTGCTCGCTCGACTTCGCTCCACTCATTATTCGATGCAACTGCGGAGGCTTAATCCTCCCAGTTGCCCATCCTTCAAGATTAACCTACTATATTAAAAGATATGAAAAACACTGCTCGTACTATTGACCAAGTTGTCAAGTCCTCACAAGGACGTTTCGTTTCGGTTCTCGTTTCACGTGGACTAAATCGCATCGCTCATTCGGCAAAGGTGAGTAGCGTAACTTCTGGTTACGTTTACTTTACCGATACGAATAACGGTCGCCCCAACAGGCGTGTCGTTCGTGACCGTGTTCTGCGTGTCGCTTGTGGCAATGCGGTTTTCGCTCGTTCTTCGCTTTAATTAGCGGAGAATGCCCTCGGCTCCCAGCCCGCTCTATGAGCGGCCTGGCGGGCCGCGGCCCCGCCCGCCCAGCGGCAGACCGCATAAACACTGGGCTCAGGGCGAAAGTTTAGGGTTGACTTAAACGCAAAAACCTGCATAATTAAGGTATGAAAATTAATCCTCAAGAAATCACCGATTACAAACGCACGACTGACGAACTGGAATTTTTCCTATTGTTCTGCGTGGTCGTTGCAGGTAAGACCTCCGACATTCAAGCTCGCAAGCTGGAGCAATGGTATGATGCTCGTTTTTATCAATGGCATTCTCCGTTCGATTATATCTCTAGTCTATTGAGTTCGGGTTTGCGTGGGTCTCTCGAAAACGTCAAGATGGGGCAGTATGGTCGTCTTGTTAACTCTTTTCGGGATATAGTCTATCTTGGGCTTGACCTCAAGAAATGCTCGTTGCATGACCTATGCAAGATTCGTGGCATAAAGTTTAAGACGGCAAACTTTTTCCTGACTCACTCAAGAAAGGATTACAATGTCCCTGTGTTGGACACTCATGTTCTTAAATTCTTGAAAGCTCAAGGAGTTAAAGATGTTCCCAAGGCTACGCCACAAGACGAAACGGATTACAATTTCTTTGCAGACCAGTTTGCCGAGATTGCCAAGGCGATGAAGATGTCCGTGGCAGACCTTGACCTTCAGGTTTGGAAACAATACTCAAAATCAACCATAAAGGCATAACATGATTGCAGAACCAGTAATGGAACCTTCCCTCTACGAACTCAAGTTGGCGTCCAAGACCTATGACCCAACCTATGATGTGGAGTGGAACGAAGATGTGGACGCATGGACAACTCGTTTCGTTGACCACTACAACAAGGATGACACCATCGACTATATGTTTAATTCTAAAGAAAAAGCCGAGGAATTGCTTCTTCAGTTAATTTCATAAAAAACAAAAAAAGGCTTGACTTTAAGTCCAGACCTGTCATACTTTATATATGATAAAACTTGAAACACTATACAAGGTAGATTCCGTGGGGAAGCTACGAGAATGGACAATGGTAATTGACAGCAATTCTTACCATGCCGTAAAAGGACTTGTGGACGGCAAGAAAACCACAGACAAACCAAGAGTTGCCATTGGCAAAAACATTGGTCGCACAAATGCAACAACCAATGAAGAACAAGCGGGACTTGAGGCACAATCTCGTTGGGAAAAGAAATTGAAAGCAGGTTACGCCCAGACTCTCAAAGGAGCAGAGTCGAAAAAATTCTACGAACCGATGCTCGCCCAAAAGTTTGAGGACAGAGAAGCAACATTGGAATATCCAGTTTATTCGCAACCAAAACTTGATGGGATTAGGTGCATCGTTCAGAAGAAGAATGGTAAGATTGTCTCACACACAAGAACTGGTCGCGAGATTGAAACAATTCCCCATATCCTTGAGGAACTGAAGTTTTTCTTTGACCTGTATCCAAACGCTGTTCTTGATGGCGAACTATACAATCACGCCCTAAAGAGCGATTTCAACAAGATTGTTTCCCTTGTGAGAAAGCAAGTGCCTGTTCGTTCTGAAAAGCAAACAGATAAGGCTTTTGCCAAAAAGGTGCAAGCCTTTAAGGAACGCATGGTAGAAGCAAAGGCAATGATTCAGTACTGGGTTTATGATTGTCCACGCATAGGGGAACTAGATGAATCAAACACATTTGCCGAAAGGTTTGAAAAGGTGTCGAACCAATTTGAATTGGGCAATCCTTTTCCAGACGGAATTGTGCTTGTGCCTACCGAAAACATTTCGGACAAGGAAACTCTTGACGAATTTTATGCAGAGTGGCTCAAGAAAGGGTTTGAAGGTCAGATGGTTCGCAAGGATGCCTCATATGAAAACAAGCGGAGTGCTACCCTTTTGAAGCGTAAAGAGTTTACGGATGCGGAGTATAAGGTGCTTGATATTGAAGAAGGCGATGGCAATCGTACTGGAACTGTAAAGCATTTGGTATGCTATTGCCCCACAACGGACAGAACCTTCAATTCCAACGTCAAGGGCAACTTTGAATATCTCAAGGAGATTCTGGACAATCGAGAATATTATATCGGTCAACTCGCAACCATAAAGTTTTTTGAGTTGACTCCTGATGGGATTCCTCGCTTTCCGTTTGCCATAGCATTTAGGGATTATGAATAAAACGAAGGACGAACTAACGCCAGAAGATCTTAAGGTCATACTTGATGTGCTTAACGTCTATGACCCTAATGATATCAAACACGTTTATTCGGCTATGGGTTCCCAGGAGTTTATAGCTGAAGTTAACGACACGTTTCAGAAAGTGTTATCCTTTGTAAAAAAAGGATTGACTCTTCGATCAAATCTGTCAAACTCAATACATGGAAATTCAACAACAGATTGCGATTGGCTCAAATGAAGTTGCCAACCTTATTGAACTGCACCAAGACCTATTAGAAGATAACGATAAGATTTGCCAAATCGTCCACATAGGTCGTTGCAGTCTAGAGTTTTTTATGGCATCTGGTAATGACACAAGAGCATTGTATGAGGTGCTTAATACCAGAATAAAACTTATGGAGTTTCTGGGCTTAATGTAATTTATTTGCCCGAGTGGTGGAATGGTAGACACTACGGACTTAAAATCCGTTGCCCCAACAAGGCGTGAGGGTTCGACTCCCTCCTTGGGCACCAAGCAATTGACTCTATAAGCGGTCTGGCGGCTGGGCGCCCCGCCCCCGAAAAAAGTCAAGCGCAAAAAAGATTATTTTTTCCGTTGACATTGCCCCTAATTCTGTCATTATTGTAAGCATGAACCTATTATCGACACCAAGTAAGATGCCGTCCTATTCCTTTAACATTCCAGCGTTAAAGTATTGCCCTGCCGCCAAAATCATCCTGAACCTTGCCAAGAAAGCAAAGGAAGCAATGGACAAGATCATTTGCTCAAGTTGTTATGCCTGTAAAGGCTTTTACATGATGCCCAATGTTGCCCAAGCTCTCCAGAACAAGGCTGATTTCATCACGAAGTCCATCCGTGAAGATGGCGGTGATTCTTTTGTGGCGGAGATGGTGAAGCAGATCCGAGCAAAGTATTACAAACCAAACGGAGAAAAGAAAAAGCTCAAGAATTGCGACACCGACCTTTTTCGTGTCCATGACGCTGGCGACCTATTTTCTGGTGCGTATATAAATTGTTGGATAAGAATCTGCGATGCGTTGCCCGATATTCGTTTTTGGTTTCCGACACGTGAGCATGTCCGCGTAGACCAAATGCCTCATTTGCATCAATTAGCTTTATTGCCAAATGTTTGTCTTAAACCTTCCGCTTTACGCTTGGACGAACCCGCTCCGAAGATTAAAGGATTAGATGCTGGCACTGCCGTTTATACATCCGAGGAAAAAGCGGTTGCCGATGGTCATTACATTTGCCCTGCCACAATCCACGCCTATCGTCTTGGCAAAAAAGCATGGCGGAAAGTTGAGAAAAAAGAGAGGGCTAAACTTTCGTCTTGCAAAGGCAATGGATGTAAGCTATGCTTTATTAAAGGTTGCAATAAGGGTATTGCATACATGGCACACTAAACAAAAGGAAAAAATGATAGAAGTGACGGGGTTTTTAGTTATTATTTTAATGTATTACGTTTTTCTTTCAGGACAATAAAATGACTATATTAGACACACCAGAAGCAATTGATGGTTTTCGTGTTCGGGTTTTGCTCCGTGCGCTCAAGTTAGAGTGTCTTGGAATGAAAAGGGGAGGACAGTCCGTCTATAGCATCGTCAAGAATGAGTTTGGGTTCAAGGGCAATAAGCAAAAGGTCTACGCCCAACTGGAGGAATGGATCAACGACAATCCGTGAGGAGCTTAATAACATTACTTTTTTTGAGCGTCTCACTTTTTGGGGAGTTAAGAAATAGGCACGTTGCCGAGGAATGGAACAGTCGCGCAATAAATATTGAGCGGAGCGTATTTTCCCAACAAAATGCGTGGCACTACTTAAGTTGGTTTGGGGTGTATTATCAAACCGAGGAGTGGTGGATTTATCATTGCGAAAAGGGTTGGCTTTATCCTGAAGGCGATAATAATCTGGGGGCTTGGTTTTACTGGGAAAAGACAAATACTTGGATTTGGATGCGTGCTGATGTATATCCTCTGGCCTGGAATAGTGGCACACAGGCATGGTTTAATTTTTGTGGTGACCCGCTAGCCCAGTCATAGAGCGGGCTGGCGGCTAGGCGCCCAGGCCGCCCCGCGGCAGGCCGCATAAACACTGGGCTCACGGGCGACACTTAAAAAAACTTTATTTTTTATGATTTAAGGGTTGACTTTACCTGTATACCTGTCATACTTAAAGGCATGAATAGTAAAGAAAGAATGAATGAATGGAAAAAGCTTCCTGCGAATACTATTGCGTGGGAAACTTTTAAACGTCTTGTCGGTCAATTCGGCAGGGACGAAGGGATCAAGAAAGCGCAAAAGATTATTGCAAAAAAGTCTTGACAAAAACCACTAATCTGTCAAACTAGACCCATGAGTAAAAGATATATAGAACAGAACAAAACCTCCAAGTATGCCACAAAGTATTCTCACACAGGCAAACTGCCGTTGGTTCAATCATTAACCGATCCAAATGTCATGGTGCGTCCGAAGGTTCGCACCGCCCAAGAAAAGAACAAGAAATGAAAGACAACGACATAGTAGTTTATAAACTCCTCGATGAGTTTAATCGCTCAAGGGAAGCAATCGTTCAATTTTTGCGTAACAAAGGATTCTCCTGCGAGCAAGCCCACGCAAAGATCATGCGCTATCAAAGCGAAACCCAGATTGCCTATCGTGAATTTAAGAACACAGGCTTTACCGATGGCGGTGTCCAGTTTACGATGGAAGACGACCAAAAGGATTTTGGGAAAGATTATTTTAAACCCGAAGAAAAGATAAAAATTAACTTGGATGATATTGGGGAATTCCCACAATTGTAAGCATGAATAAACTAGAAAACGCTCTCGCTTGTCTCGGCATTGATCCCAGCACTTTTGAAGAATGGAAAGCTGATGTCGGGACTGACAAACTTGTTGCGGAAAATGGATTGCTCAAGACTACGGACGAAGATGTGCGTGATGAACTTGGGCAACTCGATACATCAGTCGAGGATGATCCGATAGACGAAGATGACGAAAACCAAGTAGACATGGATGTGCTGTCTCCACACATGAGAGAGGTATACCAGTAATGTGGGCGTTACCCTTAATCTGTGTAGTTATCTATGCTTACTTAATAGTATTGGTTATTGGATCAAATGCAAACGATTGACACTGTAGAAACTAATCCCGAAATACGAGAGATGAATCTGACTTATAGGCAACTTGTTGATCATCTTCTCGACTTGCTCAATCACGGCACGAAGGACGAAAAGAATGAGGCTTACGAAAAGCTGATGGCGATTTGTCCCAAGCGGGTTTAAATATCAAATAAGGCTTTTGTCGTGGTTTGCGCCTCGTCGGGGTTGGTGGTTCTCCTCGGCGAGGCCCTTACCCCGCATGAACACTGGGCTGGAGAGGGGCGGCCTCCCCCGCCCGCCGCCAGCCCGCATGGATACTGGGCTGGTGGGTGATGCGCGCCCTTATGTATAGAGCCTTATTAACATCTTATGTATAGTGTGCCCAGCACCTGGGCTTTTCCCCCGAAAAAAAGTTAAAAAAACTCTTGACTTCACAAAAATTTCTGTCATACTATAACTATAATTAAGATTAACCATCAGCCCAAAAAAACATGACCATCGCCCAACTCGCCCACCAAGATTCCACCGAACTCACCGTTGCCCTTTTGGGGTTTGACGCTTGGCTCGCCGACACCGCACCCACTTCCGAGGAGTGGGACAAAATCCTTCACGACATGCAGGCCGAGGATGACGCCCACCGTGAAAATGTCTTGCTCAAAGACAATACCGAATTTTCGATGCCTACTGCCAAGGAACTTCGCAGCTGGTAAAACCTCAACCCAAGAAAAATCATGCTCGACTTGAGTAACGTAGAAAAAATCACCGACCCAGAGGTCATCGCGCAGGACGCGTTCGACGCGGGTTGGGAGGGACGTCTCTCCTGTAACATGCCCGCGCAGTATGCGGACGTGGGCAACAACTGGCGCATCTGGGCAGACGAATGGCAGTCTGGTCATCGTGACGCGCAGGACGATGTCGCCTACTATCGGGCGGACGCGCAGGGGCCAGACGCGACTGGCCAGAGTGACTGGGCGATGGATCAGTTCGTGGACGAGTCGCTTTAGTTGGCTCTATTACTGGGCTGGCGGGCGGCGGGCCCTCCCGCCCCGCTCCAGGCCGCTCTATGACTGGGCTGGCGGGCGAAAGTTTTTTAAAAAAACGCTTGACATCCTACCCCTATAGTATATTATTGAAGGTAGTTAATTGAAAGACTTTTATTGTGGGGTCGTAGCTCAGATAGGTGAGAGCACCAGTCTACGCCAAGGGGGTTGATCTCCCCGAAACTCGCCAAGCATGAGGTACCGCTTGCAAGGTTGGGGGAAGCGATAATAGACTGGAGGTCGAGGGTTCGAGTCCCTCCGATCCCTGCTTTTTCTGTAGATCGAAAGATTGAACAACGAGGCGTCAGCACACGCCTACAACCCTTCGGGGAGAGAGAAAAAGGTTCACAATTTAGTTGACATCTCGCACTTTTTACTGTAAAATTATCTTAAATCAAAATTAAAACCATGGAATACCATAGCATTAAAGTTATCGACCGTTGGAATCAAGATGAAGACGGCAACCATCTGGAAGTAAGAGTGGGAATGTCTGCACCATCTGCGCAGGACGCAGTTGACTATATCGCAGACGCTTTCAATGTTCGCCCCGAAGACAAGCGTTACCTAGTTTTGTCCCAAGAGGATGAAAAGCGTATGTACGCTGAATTTAGCGACTCAATCGAAAGCGCAACCTTTGGAGGGTATGAGTTAGCTGATGGGTTGGCTTTTGCTTACGACATAGACGACTAATTGCTCTGATTGGCTCTATCATTGGGCTGGCGGGCGGCGCTCTCCTCCGCCCCGCTCCAGCCCGCTCTATGACTGGGCTGGAGGTCGATAAAAAACGAAAAAACTCTTGACTTTGTTTAATTTTCTGTCATACTTTATATAAAGATTAACATTATTAAGATAAAAAACCATGAGTAACCACGACCAAGCATACATTGAAAAGTTTCAATCCGAAGACACCACCTACAATGGGTGGAAGAATCATGCCACCTGGAATGTCGCCCTTTGGATTGGTAGCGACCAAGGGCTGTATGAATTTGCCAAGGAGTGTGGCGACTACGACACCTTCAAAGATTCTTTGCGTGATGTCGGCCAACTGGAAACGCCCGACCGAGTTGCCTATAACGATTCGGCTCTCGACCTCGAAAGCCTTAACGAATATATCAGCGAATTATAACTTGACAAAAACCTCAAATTAGTACATTATTGTTACCATGAAAACATTCGATGATTTAGCATTCGCAGTCCATCCCAACGTGGATGGTGGTTTAATGGCTCGCCTTGACCTTGGCGACTATCAAGTTTCCGTTGTGACCATGCGAGGCAAGAAGCCCCAGTATGGTGGACTCTATGGTTCCCAAGCCGAAGGCACTTATGAAGTTGCCGTTTTTGCCAACACCGAAGGTGTCGATGGTAAGGATATGGTTCACCTGTCGGAGTGGGATGACGTTCTCGGCTGGCAATCGCCCGAACAGATTACCGCCATCATGGCGAAAATCCAAGAGGGTAATGGTGCAAGCCTAAATCAACCCCAAGCTGTTTGGTAAAATGATTGCTTCCTCAATTGCTGTTTTGATTGTTTCGCTTGCTTATCTCGGCATTGGTTTAATAGGCACAGGCATCTCCATCTTAATGCGCAACAAATAAATTTTTGGTGACATGGTTAACCCGTCGAGGTTGGTGGTTCTCCTCGGCGGGTTTTTTGTTTTTGGGTCAAATATCGTATTGTTGGCCAAATATCGTATCGTTGGTCAAATATCGCGTTGGTGGTTCAACTGCATCGGCTCAAGCTAATGCTTATGCATAGTGATCTATGTATAGTCTATGCATAACGTTTTATGTATAGCGTTTTGAGTCATCGCCCGCTAGCCCAGTGATAGAGCGGGCTGCAGCGGGGCGGGGGGGCCCGCCGCCCGCCAGCCCAGTGTTCATGCGGGTTGCGGGGTGGTCATTAGAATTTCTCCGCCTCGTATTAGTTTTTCTCATACGTGCATAATCGCACAATTTTTCCCTTGCGGTTTTGGGAAATGTCTATATTCTTATAGGTATAGAATCAAACTAGAAAAGAAAATTATGACAAAAGAAACACTCGCCTTAATCATATCCGACAATTTTGAACAAGCAAAGCGTGGAGATGCCTTTGCGATTTCTGCCATTATCGGAGCGAATGATGAATTGGAGAAAATCAAGCAACTTGAAAAAGACATTGCTTTTGCCCAGATCGTGAAGGGTGAAATTGAGTGGGAAAAAAACCTAGAAAGTGCTTGACATTTTCGGCAATCTCATATAAAATTGTAGTATATTAAAATTAAGAACCACAAAAGAAAAAACCATGCACCACCTAAAAGTAGATATTGTCGATCCTGACACCAACACAATTCTCAAGTCCAACGTCAACATGACAACTGACGGCAAGCTCTCCGTTTGCGAGATGAATGACCTCCTCTTTGCCCAAGGTGGCAATGTTTTTCGGGTTGTCGAAGTTGTTGAACGAGATCCATTTCTCCCTTGGAAATTGTTTTAAGGGCTTGACAATTTAACCCTTTCCCCTCATACTAGAACCATGAAAAAACTCGAAGTTATAAAACCACTCCGCATGAACCAGTATCTTTTGAATGTGGGCGACCAATTTGAAGTTGCCAAGGTCATCGAAGATCCTCTCACTAAAGCAAAATTTTGGCGTCCTGCTAATGTCAAAGGCATGGAAGAAATGTATTGGCTTTTCTCCACAAAAATTTTCAAAGTTATAGAATAATGGTTATTGTAGAACAGCACCCAAACATCCAAAAATGGACAAATGTATTCCATGCAGGAAAATTAGTTTTCCAACTATCCTGCCGAGCTAAAGCCTTGCGTCTCGCCCAGCGTCTCGCCAAGGAAAAAAAGACCGCAGTTTTCGATGTCGATCAAAACGAAACAGTCAAATGATTATTTTCGGCCTATCAATTATCGCCCTTTTAGTTTTTGCATATCTAACCCGATAAAAAAATGATTGAAGTAATTTTGTTTGTTGGTCTTTCCCTTGCTTACGCTAACCTTACAACCTAAAAAACACATGAAGCACATTGCCGATTTATTTGCCAAACCGCTTTTGCTGTTGTCCCTGACTGCGTTCCTTTACGTCCTGCATATTGTAGTGATGGATTGGATTCGTCTCATCGGTTAAACAGTCGCCGCTATACATAAGCCGCTATACATAAGGCCTTATACATAAGGGCGGCGGGGGGCCGCGGCCCGCCAGCCCAGTGTTCATGCGGGTTGCGGGGCGGTCATTAGAATTTCTCTGCTCGGTATAAGTTTTGCTCATAAGATAAAAAAGTGAAAAAACTTTCACAAAAGGGTTGACTTTATCAAAAATTCTGTCATACTATTATTATATTAAGATTAAAAACCACAAAAAGAAAAACCACCATGATTAAAAAAAATGATATTGTTCGCTCTCCTCAAGGTCTCGTTGGCGTTGTCCTTGACCTAGTCAAAGACCCTGACGGCATCCAGTTTGCGATTTTCCGTTGCGTTGGTTCGCAACGAAAGGTTGCTTGCCCAGTTGCCAGCTTAAGCCCGCACAAGTGGCTCAATGTTGTCAGCATCCATCAGGACAACAAGAACCTTCTCGCCAAAAGTTAAGCCATGATTAAAACTAACGATAAAGTCCTCACTAAAAAAAATTCACTTTGCAAGGTGACTTCCATTCGTGGTCGCTTCGCATTGCTCAAGGGCATTGGCTCGGATCAGTCCCCGCCTGTACGAGTCCTTGCTTGCATCAGCGACCTGCGGACTCTTAAGGGTTTTCACGGCACTCATATTATTATCTAAACAAAAAAATCATGACACGTAAACACTTCGAGCTTATTGCTCAAACACTCAACAAGGCTCACAAGCACGACCACAACAAAAACGTGGTGCAAGGTATTGCCTTTGACCTATCAACCAAGTTTAAGGATATCAATCCCAACTTTTCACAAACCAAATTCATGCAGGCAGTCATGGCCGATTCAGGACTGTTCTTCACCAACGGAAAATGACTGATCTAAAACAATTACCTTATTGCCTAAACTTTCTCGCTAGGAACAGCGGGGACGTTTATTATCGAGCGAGTCACCAAAATTTTAAAACTATCGGTGACGCTTTGCGTTTTATCTGCGACTTGAAAAAGTCGGACAAGCAAACCCGTGACCGCTATCTTTACAAGCGTACAGGTCGCAGGGGATTTGACTTTATTAACCAATATTAAAAACTTTTGACAGCATGGCGTGCGGCGGGGTTGGTGGTTCTCCCCGTCGCACTTTTTCGTTATACATAAGCCACTATACATAAGGCCTTATACATAAGGGCGGCGGGGGGCCGCGGCCCGCCAGCCCAGTGTTTATGCGGGTTGCGGGGCGGTCGTTAGGTAAGTTGCAACTTACTAAAACGCATTGTTTGAATTAAATCCGAATTAAATCGGATTTAATTTTTTCCTCCGAATTTCCTGCAAAAAAAGGAGCTTTAACGGATTTTTTTTGCATTTATTTTCGTGTTTGGCTCTATTAGTGGCCTCGTGGCGTGTTTTTTTTATCGTATTTTCCCAAAATTAGTTTATAATGGTAACATACAAAATTGAGAAAGACCAAACTTTAAGCGTAACGGCAAAACCCTACCATCGGCCACTAATTAGAGAGTCGCCACAAAAGGGAAATTGAAAAAACAAAACTACGCTAACTTTAAAAAAACCACTAAATCCAAAAAAATCATGTTCAAAGCTACTCATTTAGTCCTCACTCCTCACGCAGGAAATTCCGCCTTTGGGGTGGGATTCTCCCCTTCTCCCAAGAAGGCAATCGCCTTGGCGAAAGTCAACGCCGACATCAACCTTGATAGGTTCGATGCCGAGCATGGCATTTGCTCCTCCATTGGCGGGGAAGTCACCAACCTTTTCAACGCCTCCAATGGTGTCCACATCCACCAAAACCTCGACCTTTAGTCCTATGACCAGAGAAGAAAACAAAACTTACCTGCAAACCAGAATTGCCAACCTGAAGGCTGAAGTCGCTGGGCTTGTTGCAAGAGACGCAAGAGACGGAGAGATCCGAGCTTGCAAGTCGGAGCTTGCCCGCCATGAACAGGCTCTTGTGTGGCTCCACAACAGGATTGCCACAAGCCTCTAATTTAACCACAAACAAAAACCACTACAATGCAATTCATTATAGCAACCACCAAGTCGGGCGTTTATCGCCTGCAAGTCTTCAATCGTGGGTTCCAGATTGGAACACACAACTCCGTCAGTCGGAAGTATGTTAAGCGTGTCATTCGCAAGTACACCGCTCGCATGGTGTCCTCATCCCATGCGGCACATGGCAAGCCTGTAAATGTCATTTGGGCATAGCCTTATGTATAACGCTTATGCATAGCTTATGCATAGCGTCTTATGTATAGCGTTTAAGCTCATCGGCCGCTAGCCCAGTCATAGAGCGGGCTGTAGCGTGGCGGCGGACGCCGCGGCCCGCCAGCCCAGTGTTTATGCGGGTTGCGGGGCGGTCGTTAGGTAAGTTGCAACTTACTAAAAACGCATTGCTCGAATTAAATCCGAATTAAATCCGATTTAATTTTTCCCCCCGAATTTTCCGCAATTTAAGGAGCTTTAAACGATTTTTTTTGCATTTATTTTCGCATTTGGCTCTATTAGTGGCCTCGTGGCCCGATTTTGTTCTCGTATTTTTCGAAAAATGGTTTATAATGGTAACATAGAAAATTAGAAAAGACCTCACCAAAAAGACTTTACGACACGCAACGGCAAAACCCTAAACTCGGCCACTAATTTGAGAGTCGCCACAAAAGGGACATTGAAAAAACAACACTGCGTTTCACTTTAAAAAATCCTGTAAATCAAAAAAAATGTTCATCCGAAATCCAAACGTCATTTAACGCCCTCCTGATGGTGAGATGGGCGCGCCAAGATTATGACAAAGAAAATTCCCATTTAACGCTCGTATGACGGGGAGATGAGCGCCCCAAGATAAAAAATTTAAAACCACAAAAACCCATGCAAACAATTTCTGATTTAAAAAACCTTATAAGCTCCGCCAAATGTGGAACCGACTTGACTATTGCCCGAACAATGGTTCAATGGTCGGACGTTCCGCCTCCCATTAAGGCGCTTTTATTCCAGCAGATTGTAGACAAAAGAAAAACCCTTTAAGACCATTATGACAAAAAACGAAAAAATCGCTCGCCTTGAAACTCACCTTGCTTGGTGGACTGCCAAGCTTAACCGCTCACGCAAGAACTCCTTGATTGCCATGCGTGCGTTGCATGTCAACGCAATCCGCAAGGAACTTGAAGCCCTCAAGTAGACTTTTATGTACGTCCTACAATCAACAACTAAAGCCAAAGATTGGCAAGCTGAAACCCTGCCGATGCCTTTGGCTGTCGCGGACAAACTGGTGCGCCAGCGTATCGCTCAGGCTTCAGGCTGTCGCCGTTATCGCCTTGTCAAGGTGCGCGTAGCGTAGCCTTATGTATAACGCTTATGCATAGCTTATGCATAGCGTCTTATGCATAGCGTTTAAGCTCATCGGCCGCTAGCCCAGTCATAGAGCGGGCTGCAGCGGGGCGCGGGAGCCCGCCGCCCGCCAGCCCAGTGTTCATGCGGGTTGCGGGGCGGTCGTTAGGTAAGTTGCAACTTACATGGGCGATTCATTTATTCCGAATTAAATCCGATTTAATTGCCTATTTAATTTTTCCCCCGAATTTTCCGCAATTTAGGGAGCTTTAAGCGATTTTTTTTACGATTATTTTCACGTTTGGCTCTATGACTGGGCTGGCGGGTGAAGATTGTTATTGTATTTTTCACAAATTCGTTTATAATGGTACCATACAAAATTAAGAAAGTTAACCACCAAAGATAAAAACCATGTTTAAAGTTATAGAAGTTCGTTTTGATATCCTAACAGGAAACGAGTCCGAGCATATCCTGCTCAAGACCAACCACAAGCTCCTAGCCGATGAGGCTTGCAAGGATGCAAATGCCTCATTTGAGGGTGACGTTCCTGGGTTCGAGTCTTTCGCTGTTGTCGTCAAAGTTTAAACACAAACAAAAAAGAAAAAACCACCATGAGCAAATCCATCTCACAACTCCCTCTCGCCCTTCAATCCCTCTTTGCCGAGCTACACGCCGAGCAAGCCGTCGAGCAAGTCTTGGATGCCGTAGACGGCACACAAACCAAAGCAACGTCCGAGGACATCATGGACGAATTTGTCCGCATCGAAACCGAAGTCGATGCCGATCCCATCGACGAAGACGACGAAGAACAGATCGACATGGACTGCGTGTCCGTCGAGATGCTGGAGATGTTCAGCTAAACTTTAACTATTATGTCAAAACAAAAAGAAATCGAAAAGCTCGAAAGAGATCTCGCTTGGTGGACTGCCAAGCTCAACAAGTCACGCAAGGAATCCTTGCGTTCCATCCGTGCGTTACACGCTAACGCTATCCGCAAGGAGCTTGAAGCTCTCAAGTAGCCTTATGTATAGCGTTATACATAGCTTATGTATAGTGTCTTATGTATAGCGTTCACAGCCATCGGCCGCTAGCCCAGTCGTAGAGCGGGCTAGAGCCTGACGGCGGGGCCCGCGGCCCGCCAGCCCAGTGTTTATGCGGGTTGCGGGGTGGTCATTAGAATCTCACTCGCTCGCATTAGTTTTGCTTATACGTATACAACTGCATGATATTTTTCTTGTGATTGCTGAAAATTCTGTCATACTATTATATAAAGATTAAGAAAATGGAAGAATCAAAAGCACAAAGAAAAGCCGCCCGAGACGCCCACATAAAAGCGCATCGTGCATGGCTGGCAAGCCCAGAAACCCACGCCGCTACAAGAAAAGCTCTGGAAGACAACGCCAAGTTGTGCATGGGAGAACCTTCGGGAGCGCAATTTCCACCTTCCCGTGAAACGCAGATATTGTTTGCCAAGCGATTCCGCAGGAACTTCTTCTCCGTGGTCGATGAATTCAACGCAGACCAAGCCGCGCTGGACGATGCCGAGCTGGAGAAGCTCGCGCAGGAAAAGGTTCGCATGCAAGGTTTGCAGCCAAAATTAAAGGCTTGACACTTTACAGAAAATCCTATAAAATTATATCATAGAAAAAATTAAGGAAATCACCATGCATAAAACAATTATCCACTTAAAAAATCTCATTGAAGTTGCCGAGTCCCATGCCGATTTCGAGATTGCTCGAACAGCGGTCAGGGATTCCGACATTCCCCGCATTATCAAAGTTGATTTTTTCCGCCAGCTTTCCGACAAGCAAAGCCGTCAGGCGTTCATTGAAGAATGTTTCCATGCGAGGGAAGCGCTGTTCTCCTCTTAAGATGGAAGCTCAACCTTTTGTTCTCACCACATTGCCAGAGCTTGGCAATGAGCCAGTCATTATTTCAAGGAATCATATTTTTTATGAGGCTAAAAAGTCTGATGTATTTTTAAACACGGCGACAGTCAACGCAAACTTGCACAGGCTCGCAGATGTAACGCTAGCCTTGGGGTGGGGAGAGCATACGGTCTGGCAGGTACTCCTTTAATCAGTTCAAGCACTCCCCCCATTTCGAAAAAAAAGCGGAGGGGGGAAACTCAGACAACGCCGAGGGGGCCCTTTTTTCATTCGTGGGGACACCCCCCACCCGTTTGAATAAAAGTATCTGAAGATATATAAACATAATAAAACGCTTAACCAAAAAAAAATCCGAAGGCCTAGGGAATGAGTGTAATTATATGTGATGGCACGAAGAAAAAGGCGAACATCGCCAGAAGTCCCCCAATCGATTGTAGAATCCGAATTAGAAAATCCATTTTTCTATATAAAAAATCACAGACTTACTGAAAAACAGAAGTCTTTTGCCGAGATCGCTATTGATCCTAAGACCAAAATTATGCTTATTAATGGCCCTGCGGGAAGCAGTAAGACTTATATGGCAATTTATGCCGCATTGCGATTATTGGCCCAAGATAAGGAATTAGAGCTATTATATGTTAGAACTATTATAGAAAGCGCCGAAAGAAATATGGGCGCCCTCCCTGGTAATGCGGATGAAAAGTTTAATCCCTATATGTTACCTCTCGAGGATAAACTAGAAGAATTATTGAAACCCTCTGATCATCAAAGACTATTCCACGAAAAGCGAATAGAAGCAATGCCAATAAATTATTTACGGGGAGCTAATTGGAGAAATAAGCTTGTGGTGGCCGATGAGGCTCAAAATTTCAGCTTTAAGGAATTAACCACTTTAATAACAAGAATAGGAGAAGGTACGAAAATATTTGTTTGCGGCGATTTCATGCAAAGTGATATTAATGGCAAAACGGGCTATCGAGCAATGTGCGATAGATTTACCGATCCAGAAAGTAAAAAGCTGGGGATCCATACTTTTCGGTTTGGAATAGAGGATATTAAGCGCAGTAAGATTCTAAAATTTATCATAAAACGACTGCAGGAAACGAATTAAGTGTAATTACTTGGGAGATGTTTCCCCCACAAGTTATAACCTTTATTGTTACCTTCGTTCTCAGGGCGCTGATAGATAAATGGATGCAAGCTGGAGAAGATCGTCGCATGGAGCGTGCCATGGAAAGAGATTTCGTTCATATGGAGGTGGACGCACAAAAGTCTGTGCGCGCCCAAATTCCCAAGCTCTTATTCGGCTGGACTACGGCGGTATTAGCCATCATGGCGTTCACCTGTATTATTGGGGTGCGCATTGTGGGACCTTTATTTTTTGATGTCCCTGTTTATTTTGCGTTTACTGAGACGAGCAGAGGTTTTCTATTTCTTATTGAACCCGTTGAGCATATAAAGTATCTGGAATTACCAGGAATTACATTTTTGCCTTCGGACAGTCATCTTTTAAGCGCCATCGCGGGAGCCTTTTTTGGGCGAGTAAGAAAGTAATGAGCGAAATAAGTATAATCACGGCGGTTGCAATTTGCATCTGCGGCGCCTTCGTTACAGGATCTGTGGCATTCGTAATCAAATCCCTTATGAATGATATCAAGCAGGCAGAGTTAACCGCAGAAAAAGGAATGGAGTTCGTGCGCTCAGAAATTTATGGGATTCGTAAATCGCTTGATTCCTTTAAAAGCGAGGAGAGGCATAAGGACGATGAATTAAAAGTAGCTATAGATAATACTCAAAAAGAGCTGAGACAAGAGGCTCGAGCCGATAAGCTTTATGTTGACCATACCAAAAAAGAATTAAAAGAAGAAATGCATTATTATTGGGGAAAAGCTGAAAAGGTATTAGAAGCTCGCCGACAAGATGTCTATATGCTTCATAACAAGATAGATACCATTAAAGATAAATTGCTAAAGAGAATAGAGAAGAAAATAGAGAAACTGGAGAAAAAGTAATGGAAATTATCTGGGCATCAATAATTAGCGCACTGGCTACGTTAGGAGCCACCTTTCTCAGCTTGTGGTTACATAATAGGTACGACACCAGAAAAAAAGAAAAAAACATTCTGCATGAACACTCAAAGCGCAATCAAAACGTTTATACCGCCTTGGAGTATACCATGGAAGAGTTTGGAGCTGATCGCGTTTATGTTTATGAATTTCACAATGGAGACATCTATTATTCGGGCGGTTCTCAACAAAAATTTAGCTGCACCTATGAAGAAGTCAAGGAAGGGATAAGTTCGGAGGCCCAAAGGTCCCAAAACTTTCGCGCCTCTAATTTCCACTATTTTATAGATAAGTTAATTAATGAAAGAGGGTTTTGCGGTGATTCAATGGAAGACATCGAAGACGTAAGCTTTAAGCACTTGCTGCAAGACAGGGGGGTAAAAAGTTTTTATGCAGTTCCAATCAAGACTCTTAATGGTAAAATAATTGGCTTATTGGGAATAGACTTTGTAAAAGAACAAAAAGAAGAGTGTATAAAGCTATCTCGTCTGAGAGATCAAGCCCGTATTATTTGTGGGTATTTAATCTAATATTGAAAAGTATTAAAAAATTTAATAAAATAAGATATGAAAACTGAATATTGTCCCCATTGCGGGACCAAGCATACTTATGCGGCTGCTGCACCTAAATTTTGTTCTAATTGCGGACAACCCATGAATGATACGCGCGCTTCATTATCTTCCGACCCAAGTCCAACGGAAGCTGAACCAACAGAAAGAATCCCTCTTCTCGATAAACTAGACTATACTATTGATATCTCTACTTCTTCGCATAAATTAGGAGATCTAATTAAAGCAGGCGCTCCAGATGATAAATTTTCTAGAGCAAGCCCCAAAGATAAGGGGTCCGAGGCTCATCTAAAGGAATCTATTGCAGAATGCCAAAGCATTCGGCGGCCTGAGGAAATAGGTGAGTAAAAAATATACTTACCAAGATAAAGCGGATGCCATAGATGTAGAGCTTCGCAAGAGGCGAAGCAAATGGGCGTTGCATTCGTTGGGGTGGTTGGATTTTGAAGATGTTGAACAAATTATCCGCCTTCATATCTATAAAAAATGGGACCAATGGGATCAAAAGCGTGCTCTTGGTCCATGGGTTAACAAAGTAATAAGCAATCAGCTTAAAAATATTATGCGAAACAATTATACCAGTTTCGCGAAACCCTGCGTGACCTGTCCCTTTGCCCAGCAACTTTCAGAGGCCGCAAAAGAGGCCAAGGTGAATAGTTTTGACAACGACCTTTGCGGTTTTACCAAAAGCGGCCTTCAGTGCGCAGAGTGTCCCTTGTACGCTAATTGGGAAAAAAGAAAGCAAGATGCATACAGGATTAAAGTGCCCTTAGCTATAGAGCATCATGCGCACGAGGTTTTTTCTACACCTGATAAAGGTTCGTTTGATATAGAACGAGCACAAGAGAAACTGCACGCGGAAATGAGAAAAGTTTTAAGCGACAGGCAATATAAGACCTATGAGATGCTTTTTATTGAAAATATGAGCGAAGAAGAAGTGGCGTTGGCCATAGGCTATAAAACCACCGAAAAGGGGCGTAAGGCAGGTTACAAACAAATCAAAAACTTAAAAAAGCAATTTAAAGAAAAAGCGCTCAGATTAATAGAAACCTCGGACATTATTTTATACTAATGGAATTAAACGACGAACAAAAACAATGGTTGCGAGAAAATTATAATACTACGCCAAGTTTAATAGAATTAACCCGTCAGTTGTTCATGGACGACTCCTTAGACGGCAGAACCAAGGAGGGTCGCCTCGTGAGAGAGTTTCTTGCCCAAGCGGGAATGAAATATAATACCACTCAGCGAGATATCCATGTGGTAGAGCTTACGGAGGAGCAAAAGGGATTTGTGGTGCAATATGCAGAAGATGGAATGACCGCCTTCCAGATTGCAGGTTTACTTTTTCCAGAAGTTAACATGACACCATTAAGCAAAGAAATGATTGTAGTCAACAATTATTTAAAAGAAAATGCTCCGTCTTTTGTGAAAGCTGAAGAAAGTTCTGTGGGAGACTGTTATTCTCCACCCACTACCCCTTTATCTGCCATCAGGAAAATTAATAGATATACCTCAGAGGACTTAAAAGTCGACAGGCTGAGCTTGCAGCAGAAAAACTGTACAGATGCTTTAATTTCTTTTTTACAGGCACCTCGTTTTTCAAGCGTTATCAATAATTATACTGCTCATGCTGACCGAGAATTGTTTGAGGCTGAATTTATTCGTGCAACGTGGGACAAACCAGACTTAAGTGCAGATGAGATAAATTTATACATTAATGTTTGTGTGGACTATATCAATCTAAAAAATATATCAGCTCATGTAGAAAAACTTAATAGAATGTTTAATGAAGCTGAGGAACAACAAGATATGAGCATAAGGTTGGCGGAACTACTTAAAACAAAAAGTGAAGAATACAACCAGTGCGAAAAAAGAATGGAATCACTTATAATGAGATTAAGTGGAGATAGAGCAAAGAGGGTGGCGAATAAACAACAAGAAAACGCAAGTTTAATTAATTTAGTCCAATTATTCCAAAATGAGGAAGAGCGCAAAATAATGATAAAAATTGCGGAACTCCAAAAGCGAGCCGTAAAGGAAGAGGTTGACCGCATGGAAAAGATGCCTGAGTGGAAATCGCGAGTACTCGGCCTTTCAAAAGGAGAGTTGTTATAGGCAGTGCTTTAAAAATAGAAGAACACGAATTATAATTAATATGCGACATTATAGAGACGACGCCGACATTGATCGAGTTCTCGATCTTGTGAAGACTATGTGGTCAAGGCACAATTTTTTAAATCTTGCTGAAGTTTTTTATTATGTGTGCCACGCAAAGGAGGTTGACGTTAAGCACTTGAGTGACATACAGCTTACTAATTATATTGAAAATTACTTAGAGACCGACAATTCCCTAGACGACCATTAAAAATGTACGAATATAAGATTAAGGAAGTAATTAAAATAGTAGACGGCGACACCGTGGATGTGCTTATTGATTTAGGCTTCCATACCTCTGTAAAAAAGCGCATACGGCTTTATGGTATTAATACTCCTGAAACGCGCACCCGCGATAAGGAAGAAAAGAAAAGGGGGTTTGCGGCGAAAGATCGTCTTATTGAAATGTGTGAGGGGGCACCCCTAATTCTAAAAAGTCACGGGCTCGGTAAATACGGTAGGGTATTGGGAGAAATAATTGCAGATGATTTAAATTTAAATCGCATGCTTGTGGCAGAAGGTCACGCGGTAGAATATTATGGAAAGTAATGCGTATAATTGTAAAATATGCGAAAAACCCTTTGTCAAAGAGCGTAGCCTTCATGGGCACTTAAAGGCGCACAAAGTCACACAGGCAGAGTATTACTGCAGATATTACCCTCGTTATAATAAGCTGACTGGAGACCCATTACCTTTTAAGAATAAATTTGACTATTTTCATAAAGACTTCTCTACCTATCAGCAATTGCTCAAATGGTGCAAACAGGCGCCAGAGGAAGAGGTGGCTCCCTATATTCTAAAACAACTTCAACACAGAATAAAGGAAAAATCCCTTTCCTTCGCTCCGTGTCACCTTGAATTAAAGCAAAAAAAGTTACCCCCCATTGATATCTATAAAAAACTATTTGGTAGCTATAGTGCGGCTTGCGAAGAGGTAGGAGTAAAACCGCTCTATGGTAAAGCAGTCAAAAAACAATTTTTTGTGGAAGACGAAAAATTCGACGCCTTGAATATTTTAATTGACACGCGAGAGCAAAAACCCTTAAGTTTTCCGCGATCCGAATCCCTGAAACTAGACTTTGGAGATTATACGGTGGGCGGCGACGATTACAATTATACCTACGTTGACCGTAAAAGCGAAACGGATTTTAAATCTACCTTTGGAATGGGCTTTAAAAGATTTTGCGCTGAAATGGAGAGGGTCAAACAGTTTGAAAGTTATCTTTATATCGTGACTGAAAGTGATTTAGCTGCTATTGGAAGAAATAACAACTTTAGCCCTCACCGCTCTAATCTTGAATTTATTTATCATAATATGAGAAAACTACTTAGGCAATATGCTGGGCATTGTCAATTTATATTTACAGGAAGCAGGGCCACGTCAGAGAAGGTTATTCCTAAATTACTTTATTTTGGAAAGGACTTGTGGGAATCTGATGTGCAATATTACTTGGACAAAAATGCAACTACTTCTTAAAAGAAAAAAATTTGGAGGGGTTTTTACATGTCTTCCTGGATTTGTTAATATTAATTTAGACGGAAGAGTAATTGTGGACGAGGGCGATAAAGAGCGCGTGCAAGACATGGGGTTTTATGATGTTTGGATAGTTCCTGATCAAAAATGGATGGACTTAACATATGCATATAATGAAGGGTTTTTGGACTCTGATCAACTAAGGAAGTGGCCATGAGTTGGAATCAAGGAAAGGAACGGCCTCGGCAGACAGAATGGGACAATATTAATGATCTTATATTATCCAAGAAGGGATTCCTGGAAGAGGAAGAGGCTAAGATTTTGCTCTATCAATTTCTTAAGCAAAATACTACATTCGCAGTAGATTTAATGGCAGGAGTAAAGCTTTTTCCTTTTCAGCATATGGCCATTAAGGCTATGATGGAATGTGATTATTTTTTGGGTATTTGGTCTCGGGGAATGTCTAAAACTTTCTCTGCGGCTATTTTTGCTTTTTTAGACGCTATTATGAATCAGGGGGTAGAGATTGGAATATTGTCCAAGTCCTTTCGGCAGGCCAAGATGATTTTTAGAAAAATTGAAGATATAGTGGCTAAGCCTGAGGCTGCCTTTTTAGCTCAATGTATTACCAAAAAATCAAAGCAAAATGACCAATGGACGATTGAACTTGGTCGAAGTCGAATTCATGCACTGCCCCTGGGGGACGGCGAGAAGCTGCGCGGTTTTAGATTTCAACGGATCATCATTGACGAAATGCTTTTGATGCCCGAAAGAATTTATAATGAAGTTATTGTTCCCTTTTTGTCGGTTGTGGAAAATCCTACTGACCGAGAAGATCTTTATAATGCCGAAAGCGTACTGATCGAAAAGGGGGAAATGAAGGAAGAAGATCGTTATGAATGGCCAAATAATAAATTAATCATGCTTTCATCGGCTTCTTACAAATTTGAATATTTATATAAATTGTATGAGACGTTTGAAAACCTTATTACGGGAACACTACCCGAAGACAAACTGTCCCGAGCCAAAAGAGCTGTAATGCAATTTTCCTATGATTGTGCCCCAGGGCAGTTATATGATAAAAATTTGGTCAATCAGGCTAAGGCCTCCATGAGCCAAAGCCAATTCGAGCGTGAATTTGGAGCTGTATTTACCGATGACAGTTCAGGATACTTTAAAATTTCCAGGATGGCTAAATGCAGTATTGTGGATGGCGCAGGCCCTTCGATTGAGCTTGCAGGAAACCCTGCGGACAAATACCTCTTGTCCTTTGACCCCTCTTGGGCGGAAAGTGAAAGTAGTGATGATTTTGCAATACAAGTTTTTAAATTAAATGATGAATCACAAACTGGTACTTTAGTTCATAGTTATGCTTTATCTGGCTCTAGACTAAAAGATCATATATTTTATTTTTATTATTTATTGAGTCATTTTAATATAGTTGCTATTTGCGGTGACTATAATGGAGGAGTGCAATTTCTAAACGCAGCCAACGAAAGCGAATTATTCAAGAAAAACAAATTAAACATCAAGTGTTTAACCGCCAATCTTGATAATGTGGAAAAATATCAAGAAGGACTGAAGGATGCCAAGCTGGAATATGATTTGGGAAACAAGACGATTTGTCATCTTCAGAAACCTACGAGTTCATGGATACGGCGCGCGAATGAACATTTGCAGGCCTGCTTTGATCATAAAAAAATATGGTTTGGCGCTCGGGCGACCAACGACAATTATCACTCCCAAAAAAATAAAAAAATCCCTATTGGCAAAATTAAATTCCTACGTAATAGTGATGTTCTTTTTGAAAAGCAAAATAATGCCGCCAAAATGATTGACTTTGTAGAGCACCAATACGATATGATTAACTTGACTAAGTCGGAGTGCGCCCTTATTCAGATCACCACTTCGCCTCACGGAACCCAAACTTTTGACTTGCCGCAAAACCTTAAAAGACAGACGGGTCCCGATAAGGCACGAAAGGACTCGTATTCCGCATTGGTATTGGGGACGTGGATGATTAAATTATATTATGATATGAAAAACGCAAAAGATGTAGAGCTCTATCAAGACTTTACTCCTACTTTTATAGCATAATGGCTCTTTTCGCAAAAGACTCAAAGGGCTATCATAAACAAAGTTGGCATAACCATTATGCGGGCCAATCTATAATTCTCTGCGGGACGGGCCCCTCTCTGCATGACATGGATGCGGATAAATTAAAGGGGTCTCAATTACCTCTATTTGGCTTAAATAACGCTTTTGAGGTGGTAGATTTAGATTTTTGGATGGCATTTGATGAGCCAGGGCAATTTGATAAAAAGCTTTGGAGTCGGGACTGTATAAAGTTTTACCCGTGGGATTATAGAAATAAATATATAGTACGCAAGGCCTCTAATGTCTTTTTTTATAAGGCTTACGGCCTCTCAAGGGAAAATCACGAAGGGGGTGAGGAATTTCGTGAAGACTTGGAGCTGGGGGGCCCTTATATAAACTTTATTTTTGAAGGCTATACCTTTTCGATGGCTTTGCATATGATTTATTGGCTTGGTTTTAGTAAAGTATTTCTGGCGGGATGCGATTTTGGGGGGGAAAGTCAACTTTCTGAACTTTCTAGTAACTACAATGAAGCTGATCAGCAATGTGTTTTACAGAAAGGCCTCGAGTGCCTGGAGGAAATAAAGAGCCGTGGGGCCTTAGAGCTTGTTTCCTGCACTGCTGATTCTCCCATTAACGAGTTTTTGTCATACCAGCCGCTTTAGAATGTCTCGCTTTTGAAAGTTTAAAGTTAACTTTTGTAGAGTTTCGGAAGTTTGGGTGTATTATCTAAACAAATGGCTAAAAGAAAATATCGCAAAAGATCCGATTACTGGAATAAATTTAAGAAAAAGACCGAACAACCTCTGGACGAACTTTTAAAGCAGGGCGCCGATTGGTTGCCTGACTTGGTGGGGGATGCTTTTTACTCTCATAGCAGTAGAGCTTCCTATTCTAGAACGGGGAGCACTACTAATCCTGTGGCAAACACCACGTCGCGCATAAACAGGGTGGGGGTTTACCCCAAATTCAACTCTTTCGCTAATATTCGAGATGGGATGCTTCCCTATGACTATACTACAGAAGGAGTCAATGTTCAGGAGGCCGTGCTGCTCTGCCAAAAGGCTTATGCAAATATTGCTATTTTTCGCAATGCCATTGATATTATGTCCGAATTTGCTAATTCGGATCTCTATCTAGAAGGGGGGACCAAAAAATCACGAGATTTTATTTCCAAATGGTTCCAGAAAATTTCTATCTGGAAGATCACTGATCAATTTTTTAGGGAATATTATAAATCAGGCAATGTTTTTATTTATAGAATAGATGGAGATTTTAGCAATGAGGACTTTAATAAGCTGAGCTTGGTTTACGGCAGCGGTTTAAAGCCAGGGAAAATTCCTTTGATGTATACCTTTTTAAATCCTTTTGATATTGTCACCTATAGAACCACAGCTTTTCGAGATCAAGCATATCGAAAAGTTTTATCCGAATATGAATTGGAACGATTAAGGAATCCTAAAAATGAAGAAGACGAGCAGATTTTCAAAGCGTTGCCTGATGAAACACAAAAGGCAATCCTAAAGGGAGGGTGGGCCGAGCGTGGAATTTCAATGCCTTTAGAGGTTGCCAATCTTAGCTATTCTTTTTATAAAAAACAAGACTACGAGCCTTTTGCTGTTCCTTTTGGCTTTCCTGTTTTGGCGGACATTAATTGGAAGATGGAGTTAAAGAAAATAGATCAAGCCATCGCCAATACCATTGAAAACGTAATTCTTTTAATAACTATGGGTAACACCCCCGATAAGGGAGGTATTAATCCCCGCAATATGGAGGCCATGCAGAAACTTTTTAGAAATGAAAGTATTGGGAGAGTATTGGTTAGCGATTATACCACTAAAGCAGAGTTTGTTATTCCTGATCTCAATAAAGTGCTGGGTCCTGATAAATATAAAGTGGTTAATGACGATATTAAAGAAGGGTTGCAAAATGTTATCGTGGGACAAGAACGATACGCGAGCACCATGGTTAAGGCGGAAATATTTTTGGAAAGACTCAAGGAGGCTCGTAGCGCATTTTTAAATGACTTTTTACAGGGTCAAATTAAAATGGTTTGTCAGGGATTAGGCTTTCGCAAATACCCCATAGTTAAATTTGCAGAAATAGATCTAAAAGATGAGCTACAGTTCCATCGGGTCACAACTCGCTTAATTGAGCTAGGCATCCTGACTGCGGAAGAAGGCATGCGAGCAATTAAAACGGGGATTTACCCTGAGACTACTAACATGGTGGACTCGCAGGAAAGATTTTTGGAAGAGCGAAAGAAGGGTTATTATAATCCCTTGGTAGGCGGTGTTCCTGTGATTGACCCCATCTCGTTACTAGAGGATCCCCCAGGGGAAATAGAAGAAGATGGGGACGATATTCGCGATGCAGACGAAATGAAAAATGTGGAGGAAATAAAACCTGGGGGCCCTCCCAAGCAGCCTGGTCGACCCCCCACCTCTTCTAATCCTGAAAAAAAATATAGCAGGGCTAACCTTGGCAAGTCGGTGGGCGCCATG